TCAGTTGGTTCTGTACTTGCGGCAAACTCAAAAATAGTATTCCAGCCAATGGTGTGAGCATCATCAAAATTAATTTCCAAACAAATAAAAGCACCCTCTACTGCATTAGTCGGAGCAGAGAAAATCGTGTTTTCTGTTGTTAAATGATATGCGTTAGGTTTAGCTTGTACATCCCAAGCCACAGCATTTGAGGTTGAGGTTATCGCCTGTTGTGGAATATAAGCCAAATCATTAAATTTAATCGCACCTGTTCCATTGGTGGTTAAATCTATGTTGCCATTAGCACCATCAGCCAAAGTTATGTTTCCAGCATTTGTTCCATTGTTGGTATTTAAAATTAAATCCCCTGTGCCTTGTGTAGTGATTGTCGCATCAGCATTATTATCACCAACTTGAACTGTGTCTGCTCCAAGATTAACATCACCTGTTCCGTTTGGTATTATGTCAATGTCAGCGTTTGAAGTTGAAACTATGTCTTGTCCGTTGACATCTAAATCCCCACCAAGTTGAGGCGAGGCGTCTCCGCTTAAATCAGCAGTAACAGTATTATCCAGCCAATTTACAGTATTCCCTGAATAATTAAATGTGCAAAGTGAAATCCAATCTGATCCGTCATAAAATTTTAAAGTTGGTGTTGTTGCCGAAGTCGTGTCCAACCATAGCGACCCAGCCGCTTTTGAAGCTGGTGCGGAAGTGGTTGCATTAAGTGTGTTGATCGCCCCAAGTATGTTATTGAGTTCCGTTCTGAAGGCCGAAAATCCTTGATTCGCTAAACTATAATCTGAAACAGTGCTCATAATTTGTTTTTATCCTATTCGTTTAATTTATACAAATATTTTATGTGGTTTTCAATCCATATCCTTGTACGACATAATCGAAAGTCCTATCAACGCCACTCGCACCTGAATTAAAAAATGCAATGGAAAACCCTGTAGCACTTTTTGAAGTGATTGTATAGTAATCTCCTGTCGCCATATTCTGTGCTGATATGCCTATTGCTGGGGTGGTATAAAAAGCATTAGTGAAAGTGATAACCTTTGTGCTTGTGGTACTTGCAATATCCTCACCAGATTCAACTCGTTTTTCCATATCAACAGAAATGACAATCCCACTTACGAAACCCCTAACTTTATTATTGGTATTAGCCATACGCAATCGGAAATTAAAATATCTTCCCTTGTAAGTTGTAGTGGCATTGAGGGCGTAAAAAGTTGTCGCATCTCCCAAACTTGAATCAGAATAAGCCACCTGTAAACTTTGTGTGGCGTTAGTAGGGTCATTTCCATCGAAGGGTGCTGGTGCATCATCAAAATTTGTATATCCTCGTCCATCATCAAATAAATCATAAGGGTCTTCAATCTGATCTATGGTTAAATTTTTAGTAAAAGAAACATCATAAACTCCACCTAACGATAATGTTTGATTCAATGTATAAAAACCCTCATTGTCAATGTTAGCCGTGTAATAAGATGGATTGCTTGTTGCATCCGTTCCCCCCAAATCAAAATCTCCATCTGCACTATCAAAGTTTCCCACAGTATCATCAAAGTCGGTTATGGTATCTAGGACAATGGAATTTGTGCCAGAGGAATCGGTTAAAGCCACATCTGCATCATAAGTTCCCAAACTTAAATCCTCTGTCATAGTGGAAACATTTTGAAACGCTTGAAGTGAGGATATGTTGGAATAAATTATCGTTTCGTTGTTTGATTCGTTCCCTAACTTATCAACCGCCTTTATTAAAAAAGCGCCTGTCTTGGCGTTGGTTGTTTTTGTCGTTCCAGAAGTTCTTGGTACTTGTAGCCAATTATTTGATTTATTCCATTGAGCGCCTGTTGTTACATTCTGGTATCGAATTTCATAAAAGGAAACATCTAAATCTGAAACTGCGTCCCAATTCAACTGCATTTGGTTTGACCCTTGCATATTGACGGAAAAGTTATCTACATCATTTGGTGGCTCGGTTGCGCCAACAATCAATCTATTTTCAGAGGTATAGGAACTTGAAACCCCTAAAGAATTTATTGCCTTTACCCTTACATTATAAGTTTTATCATCAATGACATTTAACAATTCGTGGTTTAATTGTGTTCCTTGACTAACAATCTTGTAATCTGATTCCGTGCTTAACTTTGCTTCCACTTGATAGTATTGAGTAAACTTATCCGTACTTGCACCCACAACAATATTTAATCGTGTTAAAACAATTCCCTCACTATAAATAATCAGTTCATCTGTGAGTGTTAAACTCGCTGGTGCTGTCACACTAAAAGGATTTGGTAATGTCGTGTCTGGTATTTCTTCGGCCTCTATTTGTGTTCCAAAAGAATAATATGAATCTTGATGTTCTGATAAGGTCAAGTTGACTGACATATCGGCATTTAAAACCAAACCTTGCACCCTGAAATCCTTTGCGCTAAAGCTGGGAGTTGCGTGAGTGATTGCCACAATGTCGCCTATCGCTAATTCCATTGCGTTTCCATCTGCCTTGACAACCACATCTAAACTTGATCTTGATCTTCGCAGAATGATCTCTGCCATCTCCCTCGCTTGATAAGGATTGGTCAGTGTGGGAAAATCAAATCTTCCCTCTAACAGTATTCCACCATCGGCTGTTTTCATATTGGCGTGTTGATCAGCACTAGCTTCTGCTGAATCATCAATAGGTGGAAATTGCACTTCATCTGATTGCCAATTCTTATCTGGATTAATGAAATTTACCAAAACCCTGTTGTATCGTGAATTTTTATTCTTACTTGCAACTGTTATCCCACCGATTATGTTATCCTCTGTCAATGTGATTGAGGAACTGCCTGTCGTTTCTACGAGGATTTTATAAAAACCATAAGTGAAGTTCAATATGCCTCTGCAACCTTTTATGATCTCCTTAACATTGTCAATCGCCTTGCGTGAAGTATCTATAACTGCGTGGCTGTCCATTAAATCAATTTCATCTGCTCCAGAATAAGGAGTGATATTAACATCGCAAACATCACCAGCAGTCTGCCAGTCAGCGAAATTAGAATCAAAATAACTGTTGGCTATTCCCATTCCAAAACGAGTATTGCGTAAATAATCCAATAGTTGATAAACAGGATTGTCCGAATATTCCCAAGTTGTAGTCGTGTCAGCCCTGTGTGATCCGCTTCCCCCTGCGAGTGTTCCATCTAAATTAGGATTGTATATTTTTTTACCCTTGACGATTGCGTGAATAGTTGGAATGCTACCAAACGCATCTCTGTTCCAAGTGAACTTAAAAACCAAATAAGCCAACCCCCTCAATCTGTGATTGGAAGTCCAGCTATCTAATCCACCAACTGTCGTGTCATAAGTTTGCGAATCCAAACCATAATGTGGAATGACTGTGATTAAACTTGCTGGGCTAGAATCCTCATCAGTAGGGTCAGCTTTATAATAATTTGAATCGCTTGAATTAACTGTTCTGCTTGTGCCATCGGATAAATCACCACTCCAAGTTACAGCGTTGTCATTAACATATATGGTTGAAACATCATCTATCTCCCCCTCGCTTAAAACCATTATTATGTAAAGAAATTCATTGTCAGCGCCTGAAGTTTCCATAAATACGACATTGCCACCAACTTTTCTTGTTCCGTAAATAATTGGTATCGAGGCGTTGGCAGAAACTTTATTCAACAAAACTCCCTTTGCTGTTTGGTCTGGTTGATTATCGCCAAAGTCTGGAATTTCAGGCATTGGAATAATCCAACTGATGACATCTTCGATAATATCAACAATGATGTCTATGACATCTTCAATAATATCTACAATAGGATCAAATATGTCTAAAGGATTCCAACCACCCATTAGCTTAACCTCCAATTCGCACCCATATTTTCAAAACCCAATTTTTCAAAAAGTTTATCGGCATTAAGTTTTGAAGTTATGGATAATAAGATGGGGTCATTTTCCGCAACATCTTTTATCATATCTATCAGTTGTTTCATCAGTTGATAATTCCTGTATTTTTTTACAATGTAAATTAATTGAATGATCATCACTTGCTGTTTGCTGAACCAATATTCAGATTTATTAAACATACATACGCCAATGAATTTATCATCATCTAAATTTTTTACACAAATAATTTTTCCCTTTTTAAGCAAGGTTAAAATAAAAGTATTTAATTTGTCATTATCAACTTCTGGAAAATTACATCCATCTAAATCCTTTTTTTTATATTCTTTCAAGAGATTGGATATATCAATGACATCTTTTCCTGTTGCTTGATAAAAATTACAGCTAGGCATCTGGTCTCCCCCATCGTAAATCACGAACTGTCAAGGAAGCAAACTCCATTCCTTTGTCGCCATCAAAAAATCGTTGTTGTGAATTATCAGTTGTCGTTCTTCCAGCGTGTTTATCAAAATTTCCCCAATGAGAAGTGACATTCAAAACCAGATTGGCTGTTTCGGTTGAATCAACAATCCTGTATTCATCTATTGTTCCAAAATACAGTAAAAAAGGATCGGCAATCAGGGCGTTTGAACTGTCCAAGAAACCTCTCCATATTTTAACATCTGCATTGATGATGTTTTCACTTAACGCTATGGAAACAAAT